TGGTCTGTGCGCCCTGCAACGGGGCTATGGATAGGGCCGACATGAATTTTGGACGAACGGGGCGCTTTGATATGAGATGCGGGCCGAGGAGGCCCTAGCCCCTTGCCTCCGTGCGCTTTAGTTTGCCGCGCCGTATTCAACGCGGCGGCAATAGCTTGTTTTTGCGGGTGACCGGCACGGATCATCTCGCCAATATTACTAGAAATCGTCTTTTGCGATTTTCCGTGCTTAAGCGGCATTTTTAGCTCCGAGAAACCGCAATTTTATCACGAACTTAACCCAAATAATAGGTAACGGTTAATTCTTGCCCTGTGCCGACTTGAACAACCAGACCGTTGGTAAAATTCACACCAACGGCTTGATATCCCACGGTTTGAGGTATCGTCGCTATTTGGCTTGAGGCGGCTGGATTTGCGACGCTTGTCGAATTGTAAATAGCGCCATCAGCCGATCCGGCATCCGTAACCCAAAAACTAGCCAGCCGACCGGAGCCGGTGATTACAAGGGTGTCTGTCGTAATCAAAGTTGATGTCTGGTTGCCCAAAAATTTAGAAAAAGTTTGGTTAACGCCATTTAGGGCCGTAACAATATTTTTAGCCGTTGTGACGATATCATCTAAAGAAGCCATTAGAACCTACCATCCGGTTGCAATCTATATCGGATGTTTCCAAGCCGCCAAAACGAATCCACGTCGTTGCTTTCGATCTTAATGGATACAAGTCGGCCCCGGAAACGTGGGGTCAAAAATGTCGTGGCTTGCGTCATCGTAAACGGGCCATAGGCGACTGGTGTCTGCCCCGGATAATCAGCAACGTAAAATGTTATTGATACGTTGGCGTTTGGGGTTTGATCTCCATAAGTGCCCCATTTCATATCGGGCCAAACTTGATCAACAAACATTTTTTCAGTGGCTTCGTTTAAGACAAAGTAGCCAGTCTGAAAACTTGAGTTCATAGCAATTGTATCGGCATTCGCGCATTCTTGCTGTTCAGGTTGCAAAAACTCATGTTGATAAATAAAATTGTTTCCGCTGATGGGGTCGGGCCCTGCGCCGATTGGAGCCCCAAGAACAGACTGATTTGTCCAAGCTGTGCGCGCAAGTTTGCCGCCCGCTGACGTAGACGCAGACGGAACGTTGTAGTCCCATTGCTGCATGTTCACATTGTGCTTCACGTAAGCACTTGGCTCGCCATTATTGCTGATGGTTGGATAGAACCAAGTTATTTCCCCAAATCTTGAATTTGGAGCTGCGCGTATTTTGTCTAAGTTCGTGGTGTCTAAATCTTGAAAAATGACGTCCCAAATTGGACAGTAAATAACTTCAACGCCACTGCTTGAAAGTTTGTAAAACTGCGATTGGCTCATCCAGTAGACAACGCCGTTCATGGCGCATGCCGCTTTGCGGCCAATAAGACCGCAACCCGTGCCGATTTCATTGAAGCTATAAACATAGGGCAAGTTGATGTACTGCATCGCCCAAAGGCCGACATCAGTCCAAATCAAATTTTGCTGCGAAGCCTGAATAATTTGAACAATGCGCGATCCGCGCGGCAATCGATATGAGCCCGCTTGATTAGTGGGCAAATCAATCCATTGATTGTAGTTTTGGATATCGCACCAACGGATCAAAAGATGATCTTGAATGCCATTTTCCGTGCTTCCCCAGGCGACAATTTGCCGACGCTCCATAGACACCAAAATTCCATCATTAGAAATTGGAGCTTCAGGAATTATGACGGCGTTTTGCTGGTTGGCTGTTGGATTCCAAGTGTAAATAGGGCCTCCAAAACCATCGGTATCGATGGGGCATGCAACAAGAATGCTGCCCCAATTATCGAGCGTCCAATCCGAAGCCGTAATGGGTGAGCCCGTAGGAATGGCTGGCGTCACGCCGTACCCAAACGGTCCAAGACCAAAGGGACCATCTCCAAATCCAGCGCCGGTTGGGGGAGGTGTCAGTCCGACGTAATAAGTATAAATTGCGTTTCCGTTATTTAACGGTTCAGGGTTTGCTGTTGTAGACGTTGCGTTTGTTGGTCCCTGTATAGTGAATTGAGCCGAAGGCCCCCCAGACGGGTTGTCGATTACAGAAATTATTGTGTAATTTGTGCCTTGATTGGCGGAGCCGTTTAAAACAATCCCGCCTACAGTGATTGGCACCAAGATTGGAAAATTGTCTCCAACAACATATCCATGATATGGCAGAGTTACGGTCACAACGGGTGAATCTGCAACGGTTTCAAAAAGAGGAACCGTTCCATAATTTGTTATGTCACCGTCAGTAACGTATGCTGCCGTTTCGGCGCTATCATATGAAAGTGATGTCGCGTTTGATGCTTGAACAATGAAAGAGCCGTTATACCCAGCGGGGTCAACGTCTGACACGGTTATCCACGAACCGACCCCCGGAACTTCATCGGTCAAAAAAGCGTAAGTTAAAGTTGCAAGCGATCCGGCCCCAGATGCGCCGGTTACTGAAATTGTAGATGTAGTAAACAAAGCTGGCGTTGGAGTGCCAAGAGCATCTCTTGCAATAATTTGATATTTGTTTGTTGAGTCTTCATAGCACTGATATGTGCCAAACAAAACAAGCCCACCGACAGAAATTTGAGTGACAATATTAACAACAATATAGTCAGTTATGTTGCTGGCGTTTTCTACGGTTCCAGAACTAACATATGCATCCGTTTCACTATTAAGAAACGAAACGGAAGTTGCTGTTGACGCGGTTACAACCCAATAACCGTTATAACCAGCCGGATTTACACCAGAAACAAAAATGGTAGAGCCAACTGGAAATGTGTACGGCCCCGTAAACGTAACGGTGGCCGTCACGCCATCGCCGCTTGCCCCTGTCACGGTTTCAATTTGATTCCCGCCGTCTGTAATAATTACAACAGGGGAGCCCTGTACCGTTTCAACAAAAACAGGAACATTATCTGTAAGAGTTCGCGGTGTGATGTTTTGAGCTGGAGCGACGGCATTTGTAATAACTGACAGAGAGGCTTCAGCGCCTATCGACAAATGTTTTTTGTCGTCTATGTCGGACCACGCCCACAGATTTCTTACAATGGACCCAATTGTAGTGGCAAAACGATTTGGATATTTTAGCCAACCGCCCAGTTTTTGCGGCAAGCCAACGCCGCGCGCGTCGGGAACGAAGCGAATGAGCTGCGAATTTGAAATCGCAGTTTCATTTAACGCTGGCGTCCTATTCTGATCAACGCCTGGAATAAGTTTTAAAGATGCGTGGGGCATCTATTAACCCCTTGTGGGAGAAGCGGCGACAGGAGGCGACATAGACGCCCAGCCGCTGCTTTGGAATTTCTTTCTGGCTTCTTCTACCATTGCGCTTTGCATCAAGCTTTTGTATTGGCTTTCATAACTCACCGCCATCTGGGGATCGTCATTAGCGCGACCAAAATTGCGCTGATAGCCGCTGATGTAAATCATGCTTGCCATAATAAACAGGTCTGGAAGATACAAGCTGATGAACGTTGTTTTGTTAGTTGCAGACAAAGAATCTGGACGATACGTACCAACCATCTCAAGCGTATAAGCTCCATCAGGCCAAGGGCCGAGCGTTATGGTGTTTTGATTTATCATTGCAAAATACTCAGGCGTTCCTGACCCAAGAATGCTTGGATAAATTGCGTTTAAAAATTCTTTAGTTGTTGGCAAAAGAGGGGTGCGCGTTCCGTTGTTTGGAACAGCGGTTCCTGCTGGCGAGATCGCGTTGATTTGTTGCAACGTGATAAAATCCGCCATGTTGAATTGAACGGTCGGCACTCCAGACGTTGTTGAGTAGGCTGTGTTTGTTGCGACTGTGCTTAAAAAATCCAAGTCTCGGCACAAGCGATTTTCAGCGTAAGTAATCATCTGGGGCAAAATGATTACGTAATTAGGGTCCGCGACGTCCACGACAGCCAATGTTGCTATCTGTTGAACGTAATTATTTGTACCGGTCACTGATCCGTCATATGATAGGCCGGTCGTCATCTAACGCTCCCATAAGTTTTTAAACACAGCGGCTAAAATACTAATTATTGCAGCAACGGCAGACCCAACATATATCACAACTCGCCAACCGCCTTGGGCCTGATTAAGGATTTTTAAAACCTTGTCTTGGCCTTTTTTTAAAGCTTGAAGTTCGCTTTCAACGTGCTGCATTCGAGCAAGCAACCCGCCAATCGTTGCGCTGGTGTCGTCCATCGCCGCCTCTAGAATTAAACACTGACTTCAATCCAAGATAGCGTGTTTTCATCCCAGTTGTAACGTTTTCCATCATTAGGATACGGCACCGGCGCTTCCCAAATGCACGTTTGTTCGTTAATTACCCAAGACGGATACGGCTGCGGCGGAATAAATGCATCCCGATCCGCGTCGTATGTGAAGCCAATTCCAGCATAATTTTTACGTATGTTTCCGTTGTAGCTGGTTTGCTTCCACGTACCGCCAAGAAGGCGTTCGCAAAAAGCTGCGCCGATCTCTTCTTTTTCCACACCGCTTGCGTCGGCGGTGTCTGCGTTTGAAACAACGATCCCACGCAGAACTACGTTGTTTTCATCAAGTTCTACAAAGTGAGCCATTATATGGGATACCTTATAATAATTTTGCCGCTAGAGCCGCTTCCACCAGCATTATTTTCTTGTCCACCGCCGCCACCACCAGCGCCTGTGTTTGCTGGCGTTGCTGCGCCGCCAGCCTGAATTCCACTACCACCCTGCCCGCCACCTCCTGCTCCGCCTGGGCCTCCTGTTCCGAAATACGTTCCGCCGCCACCGCCGCCGCCAACAGAAACCCCAAGGAAATCGGTTACGCCAGCGCCCCCAGCGCCGGTATCGGTATTACTCCCCGCTTTACCAACTGCTGATGCGCCGCCGCCGCCGCCAGAGCCGTAGGGGGATGCAGCTTTACCTAAACCACCAGCAAAACCTTCCCCAGATACACCTGCACCAACCGCGCCGTTGTTGTAAGACGCCCCACCACCGGAACCGCCGTTATTTCCATTTTGAGGATCGTTGGAACCACCGCCGCCACCAGCAGTTGTTGATTTTGTTAATCCACTTGACGCGGTTCCGTTTGATCCATTTGCTGATCTACCAGTAGAGCCAGCGCCTCCTGATCCAACGGTAATTGTATAAGCTTGAGTAATTACCGACACGCCAGTAAATGTTTTATATCCGCCAGCGCCACCGCCGCCACCAGCAGAGCCGCCGCCGCCGCCACCCGAAAGAACAGAAATCTCAATAAGATTTGTTGACCCTGATGTAACGTCAAAAGTGCCTGATGATGTAAAGCTGTGATATTTATAGCCGCCTGATGTTGTTATAGTTCCGCCTGTAGCGGTAATGTTTGCAACTTGTCTAGAAGACAAAAATCCAAAAGCCAGCGCCGACAAAACGCCGCGTGTGCTGATAAGAGGCATCGTTAAGCAGCCTTTTGTTCTTCGCCCAAAAATAACTTCAAGTTAGCCTGTAGACGTAAATAATTTGGCGACTTTTCAATCGCCAACTTAGACTGTTCAACGGATATGTCTTTCATACCCAAATGCCAAGCCGAAATGCTGGCGAGGTCGTGAGGCCAATGCTCCCATACGGTTGGGTCGCATGTGTACACAAGCTCTCGGTTTGTGATTTGAAGCGCACGCATGGAAAAAGCGAAACACTCCGCCCAACGCGATTGACGGTACAAAAGAAGCGCAAGCTCACACCACGGCTCGCGGGTATTGGGCGCTTCCATTGAGGCCATATGAAAAGCGTTCTCTGCGGCTTTCCAGTCACCAATTTCTTGGTAGCATTTGCCCATGACGCGCAGCGCATAGCAACGCTCGTTCATCCACGTTGCGTTTGGCATGTTTAAGTAACTTTTGCACGCTTCAATCGCCTCATTCCATTTGCCGTGGAATGACAATTCGCGAGCGTAATAAAAGGCGTTGCGTGGGCAAAACGGGTCTTCTTTAACCGACAGCGCCAAGAGGTCCAGATACTGCCCCCGGCTTTTGGTTGGGTCTGGATGATGGCTTACAAGCAGCTTATCAGTCTGCGCCCATACTTCGGTTAAACGCCCATCGGCCCGAGGGTATTCATGGCACGGGTGATGCCAATGATATCCATGCCGTGCATGAATTTTTTCGTATAAGAACTTAATGCCGCAGCCCCAGTCAAAGTAATAGCGCAGCCGGGTTGTTTCGCCCAATTTCCATACGCGCTCAATTTCTTCGCGCCAGCCGGGTTCCATGATCTCGTCCATGTCGAGGCTTACGCAAACGTCAATGTCTTTAGGACTAAGGGCCAACGCAGCGTTGCGCGCATGGTCAAAACGCCACGGCACAATGCTTATTTCAGGCACGGTAATTCCGTAGTCGCGAGCCTCTTGCACCATTCCGTCAGTCGAGCCGGTGTCGGCAATAAGAAGTAAATCAGCATCCTTGGCCGAGTCAGCCCAACGCTTTACAAACTGTTTTTCGTTTTTGCTGATGGCGTATACGCAAATTTTCATTTGGTTCCCCCGAACCATTTATCAACATAATCACGCATCATCACTTAAATTGCGTTTGAGCGGCCAACACAGTAAATGCCGCGTTGCCGGTTTTAATAATTGTGTAAGCGTACACATCGATGCTGCTTACGTTCCCCGCCGTCCAAGCTGTGCCGCCTTGGTATTTTGGTGTAACAGACCCTCCGTCAACTTGGACCGCGCTATTGTAATAAGCGGTAGCGCCTTGCGTCACAGCAAACACGGCGGTCACCGACTGCCCCGTTGCCATTGCTGTGTTAAGAGACGTGCCAGAAGATGCGCGGAAATTTACTGTCCAGTTAGCACCAGCGTCGCTGGTGTAATAGATGACGCTTTGGCTCGTGATATCGTAATTAATCGTGCCCGTAGCGGCAGTCGCAGAAACCGTTGCAGGTTCACCGGCATTGGTAAGCAGTGCCGCAAGTGAACTTGTGGACCCAGCCAATGTCAATTTTGTGCCGTCAGTTGTGATGCCGGTTGTAGTTTCTTGAACAACAGCAGAACTGTCGTACAGAAGGCGGGTACTATTGCCGCTGGCAATCGTTGTGCTGGCAATTGTTAAACTGTTTGGGCCAGTATTGCCGGTGGGTCCTGTCGGACCTGTCGAACCGGTGGGTCCTGTCGGACCTGTCGAACCGGTGGGTCCTGTTGGGCCAGTGTCGCCTGTCGGGCCTGTTGGGCCTGTGTTGCCTGTCGGGCCTGTTGGGCCTGTGTTGCCTGTCGGGCCCGTTGGGCCTGTCGGCCCCGTAACGCCTGTAGAACCCGTCGGCCCAGTCGGCCCTGTTGAACCAATTGATCCAGCTGACCCAGTAGGGCCTGTGGGGCCCTCAACCGTAGAAGCAGCGCCTGTAGGGCCTGTAGGGCCAATGCCAGTAGGGCCAGTTGGGCCTTCAACCGTAGAGGCAGCCCCCGTAGGACCTGTAGGGCCAATGCCAGTAGGGCCAGTTGGGCCTTCAACCGTAGAAGCGGCACCCGTAGGGCCTGTAGGGCCAATGCCAGTAGGG